ACTCGTAATGAGTAATAAAGCAGGTCCAAATGGACCGGCTACTATCTCAGCTCTTAAGGACTTGCAAGCTTTACGCTTACATGATCCAAAATTGCTCTCAAATATTAATACACTTATGGGACTAACAATCCCTGGTATTAACACAAGAGACTACGAGACACCTAAGTCTGGAGGTGAAAAATTAGTAACCTCTAAACTTGTCTGTTTAAGCGACAATGCGTGTAAAACACGTGTTATAGCTATTGCAGACTGGTGGTCTAACACAGCCCTAGAGGCTCTTCACAGAGCCTTTATGAAAGGGTTGCGTAAACTACCTGGTGACGTGACCTACCGACAAAGTGATATTCCAAAACTTGTTAAAGGTTTTGGCTTACACCTTTTTGGTTCTGATATAACAGCTTTTACTGACCGTTTCCCGCGTAAGCTGGAAGTGGTAACAGTAGAAACTGCATACGGTACTAAAATTAGTAAGTTATGAAACTCGGTTATCGCGGATCGTATCTTTAGTCACCCGAAAGGTGATGTCAAGTACGAAACCGGTAACCCCATGGGTTTGTTAAGCTCATGGGCTGTATCCACAATGACGCACCATGCGGTAAAACGCTACTGTGTTCACAAGGTTAAACTAGATGTAAAAAAATACAAATATTTAATCCTTGGTGATGATACAATTGATACCAACGAATTGGTATACAATAAGTACTCTGAAGTTATTCAGAGACTTGGAGTTTCATTATCACCCGCTAAGTGTACGCAAAGTAAACAAGGTAAAACCGAGTTTGCTAAGCGTTACTTCATCCGAGGAGTTGAGGTAACTGGCATGCCAGTTAACCTTCTCAAGGATGTACGTAATAAACCCGAACAAGCTCTTGAGCTTGTAAGGATTCTACGAGAGCGGGGGTACGAGGATTCGTTTCTCGTCCCGTCTGTGAGTCTCTTTCTGAAATCCCATAAAAAAGGAAAACAGATTGCTGACATGTTGTCTCTTCCTCAGTGAGTCACAGGTACAGCTCCATTACTGGAGGTAGTACCCGGATCTCATGCCGAAAAATTAATGGCATTCGAAGAAGAGGACCAGAGTACGATACTTACGCTTGCGCGTAATTACGTATTTTGGGATACAACGTCTAGGATTAACAAGCCTAGACTCCCACAGAAAGTCAGTCAGGAGTTCGTTGAGGAAAATCATCCCTTGTTATTTGGGTTAAGCTCAAAATTAGCAGCTTATCTTCCAGATGATGAGGACGATGAATTTTCAATCTTCAACGCGTGAATGAATGGAGACTATCGACAAATGGCTGTCATACCGACAGTCGATGCATACCGTTATTACAATAAGGGGCATTACGCCACTAAATGTAAGTTCGATGTGCTGAATGCTACCCTTGGCTTAGCCAACGGTGACACTAGATTCTCCATGCACAAGC